GCCGGCCCCGCCGTGGCGCTTGCTCACTCCGAGACGAGCCGTTCGCGCGCGCCCCGGCCAGGCCGGCTACAGCGGCCATACCGGCCCCGTCGGCGTCACCGCCACCGCGAAGAAAAAGCCCGCCAGATAGGCCAGGAACGCCAGCCCCAGGGCGGCGAAATAGCTTGTCCAGTTCATCGGCTCCCCCTCAGTTGATCGAGCGCGGCAAGCGGCTGGTATCAGGAACCACCGTCACCCGCACGGCGGCGCCGTTCGCGGCGGCGGGCGGCACGTTCGGCGCGGCGGCCTGAGCCGGCGGCGCATTGCCCAAGGCGCTACGCCCGGCGCAGGCGGCATAGCCGGACCAACCGCCCTTGAAGCTCAGTTCCGCGGCGCAGTTGCCCCGCGGCACCACGGCATAGCCGGTGTCGGTCAGGTCACGATCGGTGAGAGTGAATTCGCTGCCGTCCTGGCCCCGGACGGCGAACAGATAGGTGCGGCGCCCGGAGGCGGACAGCAGGGTCGCCTTGACGATGAAGTCGCGGCCGGCGAAGGGATGGCCTACAGGAGCAGCGCCCGGAACGCCTGCGTGCCCAGGTACATCATCAGCAGCATCAGGACCAGCCGCACCAGTAGCACGCGCAGCACCCACAGCAGGACCGGCTTGAGCAGGCGCAGCAGTTCCAGTAGCAGGCGGCGATACAGGGTCACCCATGAGCAGACGAGGTCCGCCGTCATAAACCACAGACCCAATAGCAAGGGCCGGAATTGCCATGAATAGAAGAATCTTAGGTTGTCTAAAAAGGCTCTTGCCGGCGATGGTGTCGGTGACGGAGCCGGTGGCTGTCGATTCATAGAGAGCGAAGGTCTCCTGGCGGATTTTCTTGATCTCGACGATCACGTCGCGGGCCGGCGGTTTGTTGTCCTGCGCCGAGTGCTGGCTTTCCTTGTAGCGGCCCCGAATGCCGATGACGGCGAGGTTGGAGTGCAGATAGGCCTTTTCCGCCGTCATGCGGATGTCGTCGCGGATATAGGCGATGTTCGGCGTGGTGAGGATGATGTCCCAGTTGAAATGCCGGTGCCGGGTCCAGGCATCCAGCCAGCCCATGGGCCGCCCGGCTGCCTTAGCCGCTTCCGGGCCGTCCGGGAAGTCGAAGCGCTTGAGGTCGGCTTCGCGCCAGGACTTCAGAAAGATCAGTTGGGTTTCGTCGAAAATGATGAACGCGCCACGCGGCGCCCACATGAACCAGGTGCGCATCTTTTCCATGTCTTCCAAGTCCTCGAGGTCGAGGTTGATGACGTCGCAGCTGGAGGGCGTCTCCGGCATCACCTGGAAGATCCGTTCGCGGGTCAGGCCGCGCACGTTGGTGATGATGACGCGGCCTTTCTTGATCGCGGGGATCAGGTCATCTTGGATCGCGCCGGAGGTCTTGTAGGAGCCGTTCGGGCCGTGATGAATCTTGATCGCCATGTCACTTACCTATGAAGGGGATGAAGGACATGGAGAAGCGCGTGCCGATGGCGGCGAAGATCATGTTCACCGCGTCCGGCAGGCCGAAGAACGCCAGCAGCGAGCGCAGGTCGCCGTCCAGGGACGAGTAATAGGACGTGATGGTCGAGCCGATACCGATGCCGCCGACGACTTCGCGGAACGCCTTGTAGCCGATTTCCGCGACGAACAATTGCATCTCGAACCAGCCCTTGATGGCCATCTTGGTCAGCAGGACAAAGGCGTCGGTGACGAAGTCATAGACGCCGCTATAGAGGAAGTCCCAGAGGGATTGCATCCAGGCGAGAATGTCGGAGAGAAAGGGAATGTCCATGGCGTTTCCTCAGGAGCGATAGAAAACGATCCATCCGGCCAGGATCGCGGCGATGAACAGCACCACGTAGCGGATGACGGAGAGTTCTTGGGCGTACTGGGTGAGGCAGACGTCGTAGCGCTGGCCGAGGGCGGTAAAGTCCCAACACGGCAGGGAGCCACCGCCGGTGCCTAGGTGAATATCGAACTTGGAAGCTAGGACGCTTTCGAACTTGCCTTGCAGTTCCTGGAAGTCCTTTTGCGCCTTGGCGATGGCGTCGTCGTATTCCTTGATGGTCTTGTCGAAGGAGCCTTGCTTCGGCTCTTTCAGGCCACCCCCGCCGGAGCCGTCGCCGCCATCGCCACCGGTCCCGCCGCTGGAGCCGGTCCCGTCGCCATCGCCGCCGCTACTGCCGTCACCGCCGGGCGTGGTGCCGCAGTCACTGCCAACATGGCCCTGACAGGGGTTGTTACCGCCACCGCCCCCACCGCCGCCGCCACCACTGGAGCCGTCATCGCCACCGCCGTTACCGGGCTTGGTGCCGCCATCGCTTCCACCGTCGCCGCCGGGCGGGTTGCTGCCACCGTCGCCCCCGGTGCCGCCGTCCCCACCCGGAGGCGGACCGTCGCCCGAGCCCACGTCGCAGCCAAAGGCACAGGAGCCATTGGAGGTGAACCAGTTACCGGTGAACGAGCCGATGACCCGGCAGAAGGTTCCACCCGCTTCGCCCTCAGCGGGGCCGATACAACCATCAATCGAACTGACGGCGATCTCACAACCGAGGTAATTGATGAAGCGGGAAATCGGTGCTTGGTGGCCGCCTTTTTCATAGAGCGAGCCAGCCAGAATCTTGCACTTATTCTCCCGGCATTCGCCGGCACTGAGATCAAGCTCAGTTCCCTCAGGACACCTATCACCTTTCAAATAAACATCCGTATTAAAAAGAATCCAATCACCAGAACGAACCACACAATAGAAAACCTTGCCCGCCTCACTTGGATTTGACGAAGGTTCCATAACAAAAACCCGACCAGGGTCCTTGGAAAAACTGCTGAAATAAAGATCACAGCCAGCCGTAGGGGATGAAACTTTCTTATCAAAATAACCCATGTACCAGTAATAATATTCGGCATGAGCCGCCGAACCAAATAACAACGTAATAATCAACAATATGAACCGAGGCATAAAAAAGGGGCCTTTCGGCCCCTCCTCCTGTCACTGATACTGGCCGATTTTCAATCCCGTCAGCAGCGCGGACGCCATGAATGCGCCCAGCATCAGGGACCAGATCACGTCAGGCCTTGCGCATCGCGCCGATGACCAGGGCGAGGCCGACCAGCACCGCCACGGCGGCGATCACCAGCTTGGCCACGGACCCGCCATCAGTGCTGGCTTGCGCCAGAACCCCCTTGGTGGTTTCGTCGAGCAGCGATTCGGCGAAGGAGACGTTGGCCACGGCCAGGCCGACGGTGGCGATGGAAGCGTTGCGGAACAGGGCTTTCATTTTTTCCATGATTGGAACCTCATTAATTGCGCGCTTTGCGCATGGCGGAAATGATCAAGCCAGCCCCCAAACCAACGGCGAACAGCCCGATGGTCCCGGCGAAGCCGAGGCGGAAGGCCGACGGGTCGAAACCACCCATCAGCAGAGTCAAATAGCCCTCTGCCTCAGGCGGCAGCAGGTAGGTCTGTATCCACTCAAGGTGCGTACAGCCGACCGTGCCGTCCGCGTTCTGGACCCAGGTCTTGCACACTTGAACCGATACAGAGCCTTCCATTCGTGCAGTCCTCAAACAGCCAGGGAGGCCGCCAGGCCGTCGATCCAGCCCCAGGCGTAGCCGGTGGCCAGACCTACCGCGAACAGCGAGAGATAGCGGAGCATCGCGGCCTCCTACGGCTTACGCCTTGGCGTCCGGGGACTTGTCTTGTTTGTCCTGGCCCTGCGGCTGCTGGGCCGGGCGCGGGGCTTGGGCCTGCGCTTGCGTGCGGGCCGGGGCTTGGGCGGTCGGCGTCATCGGCTTGCCGCCCACGGCCAGCAGATCCACGAGGACCTGGGTATTGGTGATCCGGCCGAAACGGTCTTGGGTCGGACGGACCACGCTGGCGAACTTGCAGAGCACCGGCTGGCCTTCGAAGACGATGGCGTCCAGCAGGGTCGGCTCGATGTTGTATTCGCTGATCTCGAATCCCTTGGCGTTGCCACGGGCACCTTCCGGGATCGGGGCGATGGACTGGACCGAGGCGTAGATTTCCCCGGTCTTGGTCGAGGTATAGGTGTCGGTCTTGGTGACCCACAGTTCGACGACGCCGCCTTGGGTTGCAAACATGTTCATCGGTGTTTCTCCTTCAATTCGCCTTTTTCGGCGTGAGTTGTCCCGCTGCTGCAATTCGGCTCATGTGCCGGTGATTCAGCGGAAGTGATTGCTTAGGAAAAGAAGAGCCTTTTTTACCGAGTTTCAGCGAGTTCTAGTGGAGCTATATCAACACAGATAAAGCGCCTAAAATCGTTTCTGAGGAAATATCAAGCTACTGAACTTATTGAGCAACAAAGTGCAGTAACGAGCATTTCGATTTTCGCCGAAATGAATAACTTTCAAGTCTGTTAACACCAAGGGCTCTGCCCTTGTCATCCCGCTCTTGCCGCCGAGGGCTCGGGAGCGCGGGGCGGAGAAGCTGCCCCACACTCCCCAGCGGAGGCTGTTTCAGGGGGGAGGCGTTCAAGGGTGCGCTGCGCCCGTGCTTCCGTTCGCCGGAACGGTGAGGCTGTTCCGACGAGCCGGGAGCGCGGCCCTTGACCGGATCGGCCACGGTGCGGGCGGCCTGGATCAGGCAGAGCAGGAGCAGCGCTTTCAGGGTGTCAGCGAGCA